GCTTATGCTTGACGTCGATGGAAACAACTGGGCGATCCCAGATACGGCAGTTACCGTAAAACCGATAGTTCCGAGTGTAGCGGAACGCAGCCAAGAAGGAATTACTGTCCTTAAGAACAGGAAGGTGGAAAGAAAACTCAAATTCATGGGTTATCTTGCTGCTCATCCTGTTAGGTTGCCAGTCTTAGGTGCAGAAATTGCCCACGAGATGAAATTCAAACTCCTTGACATGCCTAATACCCAGGCAAATGAACGACAGGTAGGTTTGATTGTATCTGACTACATCGATGGGAAAATCCGTGCTTCTAAGGAGAAGGGCGGAGATGCCAGGTTCGTAGACATGCGACCCCAGACTAAGCGATTGATTCAGATGTACGCCGTGAAGTTATACTTCATTCCGTCACCTGATGAGATTGCATTTCATGTGATGTTCCAAGATCCTGAAATAGTCGCGGCTATGCACTGGCGGTCGCAGTTAGCGGCCCCCACCTCCGCGTAGGGGGGCTTGGGCTTAGAATATGGAGTCACCACCGAATCAACCGTCACGCAAAAGATGAGGGACGAGTTGATAGTTGGTTGTGAGAAGCTTCATGTACTAGAGCGCAGGCAGGGAAAGGGTTTAACACACCCCCGGAAATATTTTAGGGTTACCGGCACCAATGGACCCACGTGGAGAATACCAAACAATGACATTAAGACAGTGCTTCATGCGATCCTTGAGAGAGTTTATTTTGTAAAAGATAAGACTTTAGGATTCAAGAGACCACCGCGACCATGGACACACCATTCCGTGGCGCACCTTGATGATGAGGTGGGCAGATCCGAGTTGGCAGAAGAGCCAATCGAGACCTGGCCCAGCTTCATAGCAGCAAAACACAAGATGAACCAGCGATTCAATTCTATGGCGTCCAAATTGGGCGTTATTGCAACACGAACCGGCAAGGACCACCCTATCAGCGAGGAGAAATTCCTATCGTTTTATGGCGGGTCCAAGTTAGCGTGTTACACTAGAGCCG